GGCTGCTGCGGGCGTCCGGGCAGACGATCAACCTCGCCGAGGTGCGCGAGACGGTCGCCCAGATCGCCCGGATCGTGGACCTGAAGTGGATCGTCTGCGACCCGGCGGCAGGGCAAGCGACCCGCATCCAGGCGTGGGAGCGGGACCACGGCTGGATGGTGAGCAGGGCTCCGCAGAACGTCCAGTACATGGGCTCGGCGTGGAGCATGTGGCAGGAGTACGTCCGGGCGAAGCGCATCCGGTTCGCCCCGGACCCGGTGCTGCGGTCGGCCATCGAGCAGAGCAAGCCGGAGGGCGGGAAGTCGAACCTCGTGACGATCACGAAGCGCCGGGACAAGTCCAACAACGACCCGCTCATCGCTTGCCTGATGGCGATCAAGGCGATGCAAGACCGCGAGATGCTCAACCCGACCGCCTACGGCACGGACCCGACGCGCATCGTGATCTAGGAATCTCCGCGGCACTTCCATCGTGAGCATTGAAGTCCCTGCCGCAGCGTGGGCAAATTCGCCCAATGGGCTTCTGGTCCTCGCTGTTCCGGCGGACGTCTCCCACGATCACGTGGGAAACGCCTGTCAATTGGTACAGCACGACCATCGACGGGCTGCCGGCGGTCCAGCGATGCATCCACACCATCGCGTCGGACATCGCCCGCTGCCCCGTGGTCGCGACCGATTCCGACGGCAACCCGGTGCAGGAACCCGCTGTCCTGGAGCTGCTAACTGGTCAAGCTTGGGGCCAGTTCCTCACCGGGCCTGATCTGCGGCGCTGGATGGTCGCCGAATGCCTGTCGACGGGCAACGCCTTCGCGGTGGTGATCGTGGACGGCGCCGGCCAGCCGGTGTCCCTGCGTCCGGTCGCGACCGCCGACGTGAGCTTCAGCCAAGAGGTCGACGGCAGCATCACGTGGAAGTACCGACAGGTGCCGTTCGACTACGGCTACTGCGTCCATTGGAAGGCGCTGCCGACGCCGGGGAACCCGTACTGGGGTACGTCGCCGCTCGCCGCGGCGTCCACGACTCTGACCGCGCTCGCGCAGCTCGAGAGCGCCTACGCGGCAAACACCAAGGCGGGCAATATCGGAAAACTGGTTTTCCGCCACCCGGGCGCGATCAAGCCCGAGACGCTCGACGCGATCCGCACGGCGTTCGCCAACCGCCACATGACGCCGTCCGGCGCGGCGCTCCCGATCTTCGTCGGCGAGGGCATGGAGGTCGACCAAGTCAGCGCCACGATGGCGGCGGACGTGATGGCCGCTCGCGCCGCCGGCGTCCGCGAGGTCGCCTCGCTGTTCGGCGTCCCGGCCGCCATGCTCGACGGCTCCGACGCGAGGACGCAGCCGGAGATCGCGCAGTTCTACGCCAACGCCCTGTCCTCGTGGGCCGCCTCGTGGATGGCAGAGATCACCAGCAAGCTCGCCGCGCCCGGCGTCCGCATCGGGCTCGACTTCTCGCCGATCACGCAGGGCGACTTCCGCACCGCCGGCCGCGCCTACGCGCAGCTGCTTCAGGTCGGCGCCTTGGCGCCAAACGACGTTCGCCGCCGGCTGGGCTTCGCCCCCGTCGACGGCATGGACATCCCCGCGCCCGTGATCTCGGGCGTGACGCCGCAGCAGGACCAGCAGGACGGAGCCGACCCCAATGCGTGAGATTCGCGCCCAGCTGTCGCCGAGCGAGGACGGCAAGATCAAGGGCTACGCGGCCCTGTTCGACTCGTGGTCGCTGCCCATCTCGGAGCGCGGCCGCACGTTCCGCGAGCGCATCAAGCGCGGGGCGCTGAAGCCGGACGGCTCCGTGTCGCTCTGGTGGATGCACGACCACACGGACCCGCTCGCCAACACCAAGAGCGGCACCCTCGTCATCACCGAGGACGCCAAGGGGGTCGCCTTCGAGGCGGACCTCGGCGCCGGCGCCCGCGCGGACGAGATCCGCGACCTCGTGCGCCGCGGCGTGGTGGCGGAAATGAGCATTGGCTTCGTCGTTGAAGCCGACGCCTGGGAGGGCGCGACCTCCCGAACGGTGACCCGTGCGCGACTGCACGAAGTCAGCCTGGTCGAGAACGCGGCCTATCCCGGCACCTACGCCGAGGTCCGCAAGGAGCACAAGATGGGACTGAAGGAAAACCGGGCGCGACTCGTTGAGCTTCGCGCGGAGTACCCGAACGCAGCCGACGAGCGCCAGCTCGAGATCCTCGAGCAGATCAACGAAGTCGAGGAGGCCATCGCCTCCGAGCGCACCGCGATGGAGTCGCGCCTGAAGGCGCCCGCCGTCATCGCCGCGGCCGCGCCGAGCATCCGCAGCGCCGCCCCGCAGAAGACGGTCCGCGAGTGGTTCCGCGGCGGCTACCGCGCCGAGCGCGCCATCACGCTGGCCGTCGGCGGCCAGGTCGGAATGGGCGCCGACGCGACCATGCCGCAGCTCTCGGGCGAGTTCATCAAGGCGCTCGACCAGGAGTCGGTGATGCGCCAGCTCGCGACCGTCGAGACGCGCGGCGTCGACACGGACGTGACGGTGATCAGCAACTCGACCCGCATCACCGCGGCTCTGGTCGGCGAGGGCGCCGCCTACGGCTCGAGCGACTTCGACACCAACAAGGTGTCCTTCCTGGCCTACAAGTCGGGCATGTACACCGACGTGTCGGAGGAGGCGCTCCAGGACACCGTGTGGGATCTCGCCACGCAGGTCGTGCAGGAGCACGGCCGCGGCCACGGCCGCCTGTGGGAGGGCTTCTACGCCACCGGCACCGGCTCGAGCCAGCCCCGCGGCGTGTTCCGCAGCGACAGCGGCTACACGGGACGCAACAACACGGCGGCCGGCGCTCCGACCGTCGATGACCTGATCCAGATGGCCTACACGCTGAACCCGGCGTACCAGGCGTCCTCGGCGTGGCTCATGCACCAGAGCACGTGGGCGTCCATCGTCAGGAACACCGCCAGCGGCAAGTACATGCTCAACGGCGAGAACGCCAACATCCTGCGCGACGGCGCGGTGGCGCTCCTGCTCGGCCGCCCGGTCTTCCTGTCCGAGTTCGCGCCCGCCGTCGGCACCACCGCGGCCGGCACCCGCCACGTGCTCTTCGGCGACTTCAAGCGCGGCTACCGCATCGTCGACCGCGCCAGCATCACGTTCACCGTGGACGACCTGACCCAGGCGACCTCGGGCTACGTGCGCTACGTGAGCCGCATGCGGTCCGACGCGAAGCCGGTCGACGTGCGGGCCGTGGTCGCGACCGTGACGGTCTGATCTCTCCTCCATCGCACCGAGTGGGGGGGGCTTCGGCCCCCCCTCCTCGGATGGGAGCACCAATGCCTACCGCAGTTCCGACGCTGGCCGAGGCCAAGGATTGGCTCAACATCCCGCACAGCGGCGATGACGCGAAGCTGACGCTGATGATCTCGTCGGCTGCGGACGAGTTCAAGACGGCCACCGCGGTCGATCCCGCGGTGAACGGGACCGCGATGATGAAGACGGCGCTGCTCGAGCGCGTCGCGAACCTGTACGGCTACCGCGGCGATGACACCGTCGGCCCGTCGACGTGGTTCGTGGACACGATCCGCCGCATGCACAACCCGAACGGGGTGAGCTGATGGCCGGCTCGGGCTTCTGGCGCAACCGCTACAAGTACCAGGAGTCGACCGTCGCCACCGACGGCGCCGGACAGGCGACGATGACGTGGGCCGACGTGGTCACAATCGCGGGAAACATCACGTCGGTGCAGAAGGAGGGAATCGGCGATCTTGGTGTCGAGGTCCGGACGGACGTGACGTTCGAGACGCCGTTCCATCCCGGCATCAAGGCGCAGGGTCGGCTCGTGGATGTCGCGAACAACGCGATCTACAACATCATCGGCGTGGTCGACCCGGAGGGCGGCAAGCGCCGCCGCCTCCGCATCACCGGGGCGGCCATCGACGCACCCGGCCCCTACGGGAATCCGGAGCCGGCATGATCAAGGCGTTCCTACAGGATCAGCGCGTGAAGCAGCGGCTTCGCGAGATGTCCGAGCGCAGCCGGGCGAACGTGTTCCGCCGCGTCCTCCGCAAGGCCGCGAAGCCTGTCGTTGACGAGCTGAAGGCCGGCTGGCGCGGTGCGAAGCGTCGCCGCGGCAAGGTGACGCGCGTCGTATCCGCCGCGCAACAGGCCACCGTCCGCGTCTGGAAGAAGGGCGACCGCAAGGGGACGGCCACGCTCCAGATCGGCACGAACTACAGGCGCGGCGGCTACGCGAAGGTCTGGCACATCCTCGAGAACGGGTTCCGGCACTACGGCAAGAACGCGACCTACCGCCCGGCTCCTGCCGAGGTGCGCGAGGCCAAGGCGTTCCGCGAGGCGTACTTCCGCGAGGCCGTTGGCGACATTCGGGAGCTCGTAAAGACCAAGGACGGTCGAGCGGAGATCACGCAGCGATACCGCGCCATCCGGCAGCGGTACATGTCCGAGCACGGCGACAAGGAGAAGCTCGAGAACGCTGCGTGGCGTGACCGCAACCGCCGACGCGAGTCGGCCAGGGCAGCCGGCGGCCGCAACGTCGCCGGGCGCCGCATCTCAAGGCCAATCGCCTCCCGGTCCGCCCAGCTGCTCGCTACGCGGGCTCGCGACATGATGGTCGACCACGTCCTGAAGGGAGCCCGCTGATGCCAGCCACCAGCCTCATCGAGGCGCTGTTCGACAAGCTCGACGCGTCGACGGCCGTGCCGGTGTCGCCGGAGCTCCGGCGGCAGGATGACCCGACGCCAGCGGTGGTGTACGAGGTCACGAACTGCGCGTGGTCGCTTGACATGTCCGGCACCAGCCCTGGACACGGCACGATGTCCGTGAAGATCGACTGCGTGGCGGATTCCGTGCTGTCGGCCTGGACGCTCGCGATGGCTGTGCGGCTCGGCATCGACGGCAAGTGGACCGAGTCCGGCTACGCGTTCGTCCTGACCGCGGCGGAGGCCGCGATGTCGCGAGCAAACCCAGACGATGGACAGGCCGACGCGGAGCGCGTCGTGACGCTGTCCGTGGAATTCCAGTTTACGGAGGACACCTGATGCCAGCAGCAATTACGGGTTGGGGCGGAAGCCTCACCATCGGCGGCGCGACCGTGAAGGTCCGGAACGTGCAGATCACCCGACAGGCGAGCGAGTTCGACCTGACCGCGCACGGCGACGCCCGCATGTTCTCGGGGCCGGGCCGCGTCAAGCGCGGCGGCTCCTGCGAGGCGTACATCGGCGGGGGAACCAACGGCATTGCGGCCATCATCGAGACGCCCAATCTCGCCACGCCCGCGTCGCTCGTGTTCACCGACAGCGCGGCCGGCAGCATCACGATGAGCGTGATCATCACCGGCGCCGACCAGACCCACGCTGCGGACGACGCCGCGATCTACTCGATCACCTTCACCGAGACGGTGGCGCTTCCCTAATGACTACGCCAGCTCCATCCTGGCGCCGCGTGGACCTTGACGGCGTCGGAGCCGTCGAGGTCCGCGCGGTGACCTTGCGCGACACGGTCGGCATCGACACCACCGACCCGGCGTGGTTCCACAAGGCGGTGCGGCACGTCGGCGGCGAACCGATGACGCGCGACGAACTGCTCGATCTTCCGGTCGCGGCTGCCAACCAGCTCGCCGGCGAGGTCATGCGAGCCCGCCCTACACAGCCGCCGAGCGGCGGCTCTGGAGGCTGAACCCGAGCATGGACGCCGATCTCGCCCTGTCGAAGGAGCTCACCACCCTCGAGCGAGTCGAGTACTTGCTCACGGTGGTCGCATGCTCCGTGACAGGGCAGCCGGCGCACCAGGTCTGCCCGTGGCGCCGGGCCGGCATCGAGAACTTTATGAGGGCGGTGGCGCGTGGCTAACACCAACATGAAGGCCGTGCTGACCCTGACCGCCGACGCCTCGGGCGTCTCGGTCGGCATCAACCGGGCGCTGAAGGACCTCGAGCGGCTCCAGAAGGGCGTTCAGGACATCCGCAGCCTTGCGGTCGCCGGAGTGCTCGCGAACGTAGTCCGCGGCCTCGGGCAGGGCGTCCTCGAGGAGCTCAACCGGCTTGGCGAGCTCGGCCGCACCTACAGCCCGGAGGGCATGGCTGCGGCCAACGAGCTCGCCATCGCGCGGCAGCAAAGCGATCAATCGCTAGGACAGGCGTTCGGCGGCATCACGGCTCTGATCGACCAGACGGCGGCGGCGCACCTGAAGGAGCTGACGCAGTACCTCATCGACAACCGTGACAAGATCGGCGAGGCGATGATGCTGGTCGCCGAATTCGGCATGGCGCTCGGCACGGTGACGGCCGAGGCGCTCGTGGCGTTCGGCGAGCTTGCGGAGTACATCCATGCGCTCCTGGACAATCCGGTGGAGACGATCACCGACACGGCAACCGGAGCAGCCGCGAGCATGATTCCCGGCGGTTCCGGAGGTGCGCTGCTGACGATGACGGGCGCGATCTACGACGCGCTGCGAAACAAGCTTGGGGGAGACTGACATGGCAGCGAAGCTGATCTACCGCCCAGAGAACGACTCGGTCCAGATGGGTACCCCCGGCGAGGAGATCCGGTGGACGCAGTCGATGACCTACATCAACGACGCGACGCCGCCGAAGACCGTCTGGGAAGTAATGGCCGACGCGCTCGTGCCGAAGCAGGGGCAGCGGTACGCGGTGCCAACGGAGACAACCTTCCCGCCGACCTTCGCCTCGTTGCAGCAGTTCGTCTGCCGCTCGGTCGACATTTCGCCGGTTCCGCAGTCCCCAAACGCTTGGAACATCCGAGTCACCTGGAGCAGCCGTCGGCCCCGCATCGCTACGCGCCCGTGGTTCAACCTGACCCGGACCACCACCTTCCGGACGGCTGCGATGTACAAGGGCGGGGCGGCGATCTTCTCCGGCGTCTCGGCCAACGGCGACATGCCGTACCCGCCGACCGCTTGGATCGGCGGCACAAGCGTCGACGCCAACCTCCAGCCGCTACAGGTCAAGATCGCGCAGCAGCAGATCCAGGTCGACATCCTGTGGGACCGCTCGTACCAGCTCGCTGCCGACGCGCTCGCCGGCGCCGCGGCGAGCCACGACCCGCCGAGCGAGTGGACCTCCGTCTACTCCGCAAGCCGCAACGACGCCCAGTTCCTTGGATGGCCCGAGGGCTACGTCGCATACCTCGGCTGGACGGCCAACGAGTCGCCGGACGAGTGGCTGGTGATCTCGCACCGATTCCTCGCCGACGATTGGCAGCATCTCGAGCAGCGCCCGGCGCCGAACACGGCCGGCAAGCCGCTGCTGTCGACCGGACCGACGTGGGGCTCCAGCCCGGCGATCCCGACGCAGTCCGCCGCTTACGTCGCCTGGTACCAGCCCTACCCGGTCCGCACCGACTTCTGGGCGCTCTTTAACTGGCAGGCCGGGCTTAAGGACGCGCTCATCAACCCGAAGCCGCGCTGGCAGGGACAGACCAACCTGTGAGCTTCCAGCGGCCCATCTTCGAGAACGGCCTGTTCGGCAAGGCCAACCGATTCGTCTGCAACACGTGGACGGACTCGGCCGAGATGGTCGCGAACAACGCCGAGGGCATCCGCTGGGCGCAGGAGCAGCTCGCGAAGGCGTCCACGCCGGAGCGGTGGCTCGCCAAGATCACGGCGGCGTCGCTGCTCGCTCCGAACAGGTGGGAATACACCTTCGAGCCGTTCACCTACAACGTCGCTCGGAACCCGGTGCAGCTGCTGACGGGAACATTCGGCGCCGGGACGCTCGCCGTCAACATCCGCGAGACTCGGAACAGCGCCACGACCGTCGACGGCAGCCCGTTGCCGACCGGCACCAGCATCGGCCCGGTCGGGAGCAGCTACGTCGCCGGCGCGTGGGTCACGACCAGCCTCGCCGGCTACGTCGAGATGCATGCGGACTACGACAGCGTCGGCGCGGTCCTGTACTGGTTCGACGCCCCCAACCCAACTAGGTGCGGAACATGAGCAGAATGAAAGTCATCAACAGCTTCTGGCCGGCGGGCGACGGCTCGACCCTCGACCTCGACTTCACGCAGATGAGCACGCTCGCCGACCTGACGAGCCGGGGGCTGAGCTTCTCGCGCTCCACGAGCGGCACGTTCATCAACGCGAACGGCCTGGTGGCGACGGCGACTGCGGGGAATCCGCGATTCGAATACGACCCGAACGGCAACCCCAGGGGCATCCTCATCGAGGGCAGCGCGACGAATCTCGTCTACCACAGCGAAACGTTCCGGCTGACCGCGGTCGCCGCCGAGCCGTTCTGGGCTGACTCCGCAAGCCTCAGCCGTGGAAACGACACGGCTCCGGACGGTACAGCCAATGCTGCGGTCAATTTCGTCGCCACCGGCACACCCGGTACGGTGATTCAGACGGCGGCGGTCGGCAGCATCGCGAATCGCACGTTCTCGTTCTGGGCGAAGCGCACCGGCGGCGGCAGCGTCGAATACACGCTCGACAACGGCAGCACCTGGACATCCGTCACGATCACCGCGAACTGGGTGCGCTACACGGCGACCGCGACCAACGCGAACCAGCGCGTTGGATTCAGGATCGCGACCGGTGCCGGAACGTCGATTTGGGGCGCACAACTTGAGGCCGGATCCGGCAGCAGTTCGTACATCCCGAGCGGGGCAAGTCAGGGGAGCAGGTCGTTCGACTACTGCGAGATGGGAAACATTGCTGCTCTCAATTACAGCACAACGAATGGCTCCATGCTGTACGAAGGGCAGTTCAGCCAGTTCCGCGCGACCAGTTTCGCGACGATGCGTACCGCCTTCTGCACTGCATCGGGAGCCGTCGAAGCATTCGGAGCGTTTGCCTATGGCTCGACGATGTACCCGACCGCGCAGGACACAACCGGAAACACCGCTCTTGCGACAATCACTCCGGCAATGACGATCAACACGAATTTTAGAGCTGCTTGGAGCCTGAATGCATCGCTTGTCTCCGGCGAGGTTCGTGGATGCATCAACGGCGGATCTGTCGCCGCGTCCGGAACTACGACCATGAGCGCGACCGCGACTCCGACCATCCTCACCATTGGAGGTCGCCCCAGTTACGGCGCGCATTACCCGTGCGGGACGATCAAGCGCGTGAAGTACTGGCCCACCACGTTGTCAGACGCAACCCTCCAATCCATCACGACCTGATATGGACTACCTACTCCGCTCAACCACCGAATCCGACCTCGACGATGCTCTCATCGCCGCAGGACTCGCCGAGGAACGCGACATTGGCGATGGCGAAATCGCCGTGCTTCCCGTCACGGGTGTCACGCTCGACCGCATCGGGCCGATTCACAGCGACAACCGCTACCACGCGAACCTCCGCGTGGCCGAGCCGCTGTCCCAGGCGCAGCTTGCCGAGCTTCCCCTGGTCGACCCGCTGCCGACCGTGCCGTACCGGAGGTTCTTCGATTGAAGCGCCTCGCCGCCGTCCTCCTTCTCACCGGCTGTGCTTCGGCGACCGCGACCATCGCCCGCGAGGCGAACGATGTCCGCGCGTCAGCCGTTCGCGCTCGAGGCCACCTCGAGGCGGCGCAGCTCGAGCTGGCGGAGATCGAGCACAGCGCGGCAGCCGTTCACCAGAGCGTCGCCTATGTCTCCGATGAACAGAGCCCGGTGTGGGTGACCATGCAGTTCATCTCGGCGGCCGTCGGCCTCGCGGCGGTCGCTGCCATTGTCTACCGACTCAAAAAGTGATCCGCACATGAACCAAGACCAGACCCTGATCCTCTGGATCATCGTGACCGTCACCGCCGCCTTCGCCGCCGGCTGCTCGCTCGGCGCGACGTTCCGCACCAAGCATCCCCGAAAGGTCGCCCATGCTCGCCGAAAGTAACTTCGCCTCGACGCTCATCCTGATTTCCGCCATCCTCGCAGCCGGTGCGTGGGTCGGCTTCTGGTGGTGCCGGAAGAACGCGAAGTGACGATCCGGCGCTGCTGCTGCAACGACTGCGGATCAGCAGACTGTTCCGCCGTCCGCGAGGACTGCGCGGCGGTCGGCCTTCGCCCGTTCACGGTGTGGGTCGGCATCTCCATGCGGAAGGCCAGCTGCGACGATTACGTCGCGCACGAGCTGTTCTGCGACAACGAGAACTGCGCCGACTGGGGCGAGGTGCCGTGCGGCGGATGCACCCCCTGCGACCCGACCGGAAGTCTGCCGGGCGCGAACGGCAGGACGTGTCCCTGCATGGGCGGCATGTGCCAGAAGCCGCCGGGCCGCCATTGGCCGTGGGTTGAGTGCGTCGGCGCCGAGCCGCTGGTCCGAACGGACGGCTGCCGGTACGGCCATCCGGACTACTGGTATCTCACCTTCCGCGAACCGACGAACGATCCCTGCGATGTGCCGACGGAGCCGGCATGCCCGTGGCTCGGGTCCGTGTCGTGCGCGTTTGACCTGGTGCGCGTCCCTGCCGGATACTCCGAGGTGCAATGCGGGACGCTGTCCGGTGAGATCCAGAATCAAACCATCTCTAGCCTCGCCAAGTGCAACGCGTCCGGATCATGGACGCTTCCGTGGCCGACCGAGGCGGGGCATTACGGCTGGCCGCACGACTGCGACTTCTCGCCGCCTCCGTGCGGCGTCACGCCCGACAACGGCTGCATGTGCCAATGCGTCGGCGTGTTCCCGACGTGGCTGCTGTCCGAGCAGGAGAACCTCGACTGCGACCCCAGCGGGACTCTGAAGTCGGTGCTGTACGCCCGGATCAACTGGGCCGTCCCGTGCGCCTCCGGCAGCGACTTCGGCGGCATCCTCGCTTGCGGCGACCAATGCCCCTGCGACACCGACCAGTACTCCTACGTGTCCGTCACGTTCTTCGGCTCGAGCATCCGGCACCAGACGAACGTCGTAGGCGACGGCGAGCTCGCGTACATCGACCCGAACGACCCGGAGGCCATCGCCGCGCTGTGTCAGTCGCTCGTCGGCGACACGTCGACCGTGCCGCCGGGATCGTCGTGCGACGCTGGCAACCAGTTCACGGGGCTGCTGTGCGACACCAAGTGCTGCACGTGCCAGTTCCAGGAGACGGTGATCTTCCGCAAGGCGCGGAACCCGGCCATGTCCGGATACGCCACGTGCAAGATGGCGCTCGGCCGCTACGACATCGTCGGCTACGGCCCGTGCGGCGACCTGAACTGGACCTCTTGCAACGGCAAGACGTGCGCCCATCTCCTGAAGTGTGCGCCCAACACGGAATGGGAGCAGGAGCTCCAGCGCATTGGCCTGACCGACATCCGATTCGAGGTGACAGCATGACCGAGGTGAAGCAGTTCTGGTGGAAGATGCCCAACGGGCAGATGAAGCTTGTCGACGTGTCCGACTTTCACAAGGTGATGTCGGCGCTCCCGGACCGCAGCAACGGCATCGCGCCGCCGGCGCCGAGCACGGCGCGTCCCGGACTCGGCGACGCCATCGCGTCCGCCACCACCAAGGCGGGCATCAAGCCATGCGCCGGCTGCAAGCGGCGCCAGGCGTGGCTCAACCGCTGGACCCCGGCTTGGCTTTCGCGGCTGCTCGTGCGGCTAGGAGCGACTTCAGCTCCTCGCGGACAATGCGGCGGATGTGCTCGTCGGAAGGCGGAGGCGGCTGCGAAGGCTGCGGCGGCACCGGCGGCGGCACAGGCGTAGTCCGGGCGTTTGCCTGTTGGACGCCCGACCGGACGGCGCTCCGGGTGAATTTCCACACCAAGAGCGCGATGAGGACAAATCCCAGTACCGGGACTCCGACGCAAGCGAACAGGGCAAAAGGCTCTCTCAATGCATTCTCCGGAAGTTCCACCAAAGGTACACTCCGGGGATGGATAGATCGGTGGGCCGGGCCATCAGTCGAATCGACGCGCAGCGCCAGACGTGGTGGATGGTGCGCCGTGATTCCGACCCAAAGGGAGTCTGGCACGTGACTTGCGACATTGGTCGCGGGGGATGGGATTGGCGCGTCCGCATCGGTTCCAATAAGCGATTCGCGCTGCGTCGGGTAACGGCAAACCGTGAATCCGTTACCGACAAGGGAAATTTGATCGAAGTTCGGCGGAAAGTCGATAAGATGCGCGGCGCGATGGTTGTGCGCGGCGAACGCTTGGAGAAGGTGCTGGTACGGTGCTGTTTAACAGAACAGCCAGACTCTAAGGCACTTTCGGGCGTTACCCGGACCATCGCGCGGAGACGCAGCGATGGAAACCGCATTGGCACTTCGGGATCAGGGAACGCAGCTGGCGGTCGTGACGCCGACCCAGCGCGTGATGGCAAACGTCGAGATGGTCAAGGCCATCGGCGCGATTGTCCGCCGGCAGTACGTCACGAAGATCAAGGACAAGGACTACCTCACGGTCGCCGGCTGTCAGGTGATCGGCTCGGGTCTGGGCTTCACCACCGGTACGACGGAACTGGTGTATGTCCCGGGCGACGGGCCGATCCCTGGCTGCTGGAAGGCGACGGTCGCCGTGTACGACATGGCGTCGGGCAGGACGGTCGGGCAGGGCGTCGCATGCGTG